GCAGGAATGGGCGTTGCAACAGGCTCAAAAAGGTACTGTGACGACCCCACCCCAAGCGTCGCGGGCGCGTCGACCCCGAAAAACGCTCAGTTACCAAGGAAAAATTTGGGCTGTTCCGTTCCGCTTCCCACGGTACTACGCATGGTATCGGCGGAGATAGCGGAGATAATACCACACCGCTTTATCCTCTTCCGCGCAGAATTGCCCGGAAGTTCGATAGAGATCCATGTCGCCTCCTGAAATATAAGACCACAAAAGGGTAAGGGTCTCGCCCATGGCCGCTGGTACCGGCTCTGGGTGCTCCAGTGCAATTCTGGTGAGCCCTACAAAAAGAAAAAGCCCCGACCGCTGCAACGGTCGGGACTTTGTGCGCATGGGTGTGAGTGTTCGTGCTGATACCATACCACAATCCGCGCGCACAGTCAAGAAACCGGCTGGCGCGCTCCGGGAAAGGAGGAGCGCAATGGCAAAGACCCCAGACATCACCAAGGAAACCGAAGTCAGCACAAGCGAGCTGGCCTGTGTCCTTGGCGTCACCGGCCGCTATGTGCGGCAGTTGGCAGAAGATGGCGTACTGCCGAAAGTAGACCAGGGACGTTTCCTCCTCGCGGATTCCGTGCAGAGGTACATTAAGCACGCAACCAAAGACGCCATGAACGAGGAGGATGTCAAGCTCGACAAGGCCAAGCGGACGGCGGAAGTCACGCTCAAAGCCTCCAAAGCCCAAGTTGCGAAACTGGAGGCTGAGGAGCTGAAAGGCAAGATGCACCGCGCCGAGGACGTCAAAGAGGTCACGGAAGCATTGGTGTACGCGATTCGCGGTGCACTGGTTGCTCTCCCCGGGCGGCTCGCGGTTGACGTGGCCGCAGCGGAGACCCCGGCTGAGGCGTCCGAGATCGTCCGCAAAGAAGTCTACAAGATCATGCGCGAGCTTTCGGAGTATCACTACGACCCGCAGAAATACGAGGAGCTGGTGAGAGAGCGCAGAGATTGGGACGTGACGGAGCGTGATGGCGATGATGAATAGCCAGAGCGCATACCGGCTCAACAAAGTCTTTTCCGATGCGTTGAAAGGCCTTGTGCCTCCCGACGATCTGACGGTCACCGAATGGGCGGAAGCTCGGCGGCGGCTGTCCTCGGAGAGTGCGGCTGAGCCGGGACCGTGGCGCACCGAGCGCACCCCCTACCTCCGAGAGCCAATGAACGCCTTTACCGACCCGAAGGTGCGGCACATCGTTATGGTCGCCGCGTCGCAGGTCGGTAAGTCCGAGTTTCTGAATAACTGCATCGGCTACATCATCGACGAGGACCCGGGCAGTATTCTTTTCGTTCACCCCACGGGCATTGATGCAAAGGAGTATTCCAAGCTCCGTATCGCGCCCATGATTCGGGATTGCCCCACGCTGCGCAAGAAGGTCAGCAGCCCCAAGAGCCGGGACAGCAACAACACCATTCTCCAGAAGACCTATCCCGGCGGCATTCTTACCATGTGCGGCTCCACGGAAGCCCACGCCCTGGCATCGAAGCCCATTCGGTACGTGTTCGGCGACGAGCGCGACCGCTGGGCGCTGTCTGCCGGCAACGAGGGCGACCCTTGGGATTTGGCAATGGCCCGACAGACGACCTTCTACAACGCCAAGGCTGTGGAAGTGTCTACCCCCACCATCAAGAACGCCAGCGCCATCGAAGCGGCCTATGCGACCGGCACGATGGAGCGGTGGAAATCCCGCTGCCCCCATTGTGGGGAGTATCACGAAATCCGCTGGGCGAATATTCGCTTTGAGTACGAGGAGAACATCATTGCCGGCCGCAAGACCTACAAGGTCACCAAGGTCTGGTATGTCTGCCCCGGCTGTGGCTGTATCTCGAGCGAGATTGAGATGAAACGCGCCCCGGCTCGATGGGAGGCCGAAAACCCCGCCGCCTACGAACAGGGCACCCGCTCTTTCTGGCTGAACGCCTTTGTTTCCCAATGGGCTACATGGTCGTCCATTATCCTGAAGTTCCTGAACGCTCAGGGCAACACTAAGAAGATGCAGGTCGTTTACAACACCTGTTTCGGCGAAGTGTGGGAGGATCGCGGGAATCTGGAGGACGAGGACAGTCTGATGGCTCGCCGCGAGGACTACCCCGCCGAGCTGCCTGAAGGTACGCTTGTGGTGACGTCCGGCGTCGACACGCAGGACGATCGTTTTGAATACGAGCTTGTCGGCCACGGTCATTTCGGCGAAACATGGGGCATCGAAAAGGGCATCATCATGGGACGCCCGGACGATCCCGAAACATGGGCGAAGCTGGACGAGGTTGTTTTCGACCGAGTTCTTCGGTTTGAAGATGGGCTCGGCCTGCGAGTGTCCGCGTCGTTCGTGGACGAAGGCGGTCACTTCACCATGGAAGTCCGCCAGCAATGTCAAGCGCGGCTCGGGAAAAAGGTCTTCTGCATCAAGGGTATGCCCGGCCCCGACAGGCCGTATGTGCCGCCCCCGAAACAGCAGAAGATCACCATTGCACAGCAGTATATCGGCCTGTGCTGGCAGTATCAGCTCGGCGTCGACTCTGGCAAGCAGATCATTCAGGACAACCTTCGTGTTCGGACACCGGGCGCGAAGTATTGTCACTTCCCGCGCAGGGACGATTACGGCGCTGCCTACTTCACCGGCCTGCTGTCCGAGCGTCTGGAATATGACGCCACCAAGAAGCAGCCGTGGATTTGGAAGAAGATCCCCGGTCACGAGCGCAACGAGGCTCTGGACTGCCGCAACTACGCTTTGGCAGCGTTCAAGGCGATTCCTACCAATCTGGACGAGATTGACAGGAAGTTAAAGGCGGCACGAGGGAAAGCCCCCTCTGCCCCTGTTGCAACAGCTCCCGTTGCCACTCCCAAGCGCAAGGCAAAGCCCAAAAAGCGCGGCTCCGCGCTGGATAAATACTACGACAGTTGGTGAGGTGATTTGACATGGCTGACAAGGTAGAAATCAAGGCCCGTTTGGAGTTCCGAAAGGAAGCCTTGAAGAAGCTCCGTGCCGCGTATCTGGCTTTGGTGGATGGCGGCGTCAAGAGCTATACCATTGACGATCGGACGTTGACCCGCTTCGATCTCCCGGCTCTCAAAAAGGAGATCGCAGACGCGGAAAAGGACGTGGACTCTCTGACGGCGCAGCTGAACGGCCGCAAGCCGCGCAGAGCATTCGGCATCGTCCCCATGGATTGGTAAAACGCAACCGAATTGGGTTGCATTTCGCAAAAGCAGCCGTTTTGGGTTGCGTTTTATCTGGATAGGGTATTCGCCCGAAAGGGCTTTACCACAGGCTGCCCGGCGGAGTTTTGCTTCTTTCGCCGCTGGGCGGCCTGTTTTATTTCGACAAACAGGAGGCGAAGACATTGAGCAAGCGAAAAAATCGCCGCAAGGCTCCGAGTGCAAAGGGGTATAGCGAAGCGGGCGCGAGCCTCGACCGTCGTTCCATGCGGGGCTTCACCCCTAAGAGCGGGTCGCCCAATGAAGATATCAACCGCAACAACTACACCCTGCGCCAGAGGGCGCGAATTCTCTATATGTCGTCCACCGTGGCGACAGCTGCTATCAACACCAACCGTACAAAGATCATCGGCACCGGCCTTGTTCTGAACTGCGCCATTGACCGTGAATTGCTCGGCATGAGCGCGGAAGCGGCAAAGGCGTGGCAGCGCAAGACTGAGGCCGAGTTCCGCTTGTGGGCGGGAAAAAGCCGAAACTGTGACGCGATCGGCCTGAATGACTTTGCCGGCTTGCAGCAGCTGGGTTTAAAGTCGTGGCTGCTCAGCGGCGACGTCTTCCCCGTGTTGAAGCACTACAAGCGCACCGCCGCCAACCCCTATTCCCTCCGCGTCCATCTGGTGGAGGCTGACCGCGTCAGTACTCCGTCTGAGTACGGCGGCGGCTATACGGCATCCGGCTTCTGCGAGGGCGTTGTCCCCGAGGGCAAGCCCGGCGCAGGGCATAAGATTTATGACGGTGTAGAGGTCGACGAAAACGGCATGGTGGTAGCGTACTACATCCGCAACACCTATCCCTTTGAGACCACAGCCGGGGAGACGAAGTGGACGCGCGTGCTGGCTTACGGCGAGCGCACCGGGCTTCCGAACATTCTCCATGTCATGGACAGCGAGCGCCCCGACCAGTACCGCGGCGTTCCCTATCTGGCGCAGGTCATTGAGCCTTTGCTCCAGTTGCGCCGCTACACCGAGAGCGAGCTGATGGCGGCTCTGGTGCAGTCGTTCTTTACCGCGTGGATCGAAACGGAAACAGACCAGTCCAAAATCCCGTTCAATGTGGCTGGCCCTGTCGCCCCGGGCGAGAGCGGGGAAAGCGCCATCAACATCGAGACCACCGACGAAGAGGACGAAGAGGAGGAGACCGATTACCAAATCGGCCCCGGCACCGTGACCCATCTGGCTCCCGGCGAAAAGGTGCAGTTCGGCAACCCCAACATTCCCACCACCGGCTTTGACTCGTTCGTTAAGACCTTCTGCCGTCTGATCGGCGCGGCTCTGGAGCTGCCCTACGATGTGCTTATCAAGGAGTTCAACAGCTCCTATTCTGCCAGCCGCGGAGCGCTGCTGGAGGCATGGGAAGCAATCAAGATGCGCCGCAAGTGGTATGTCAACGACTTCTGTCAGCCCATCTACGAAGTGTGGCTCACCGAGGCCGTCGCTCTGGGGCGCATCAAGGCCCCGGGCTTCTTTGACGACCCGCTGATCCGCGAAGCATGGTGCGGCGCCAACTGGATCGGCCCCGTGCAGGGCTCCCTTGACCCCAAGAAGGAGGCCGAAGCCAACAATACGCTTATCAGCAATGCCATCAAGACCCACAGCCAGGTCACCCGCGAGACGAGCGGTGGTGACTGGGAGGCCAATGTGGAACAGCTCAAGCGTGAAAACGAGCTGCTCCGCGAAGCCAGAGCAGGCGCAAAGGTCGCCGCACCGAAGCCCGGAGAAGGGAACGGTGATGGTGATGGAGACTAACTATCAGCATCTGTTGACGCTCGGCTTCAGACGCATGGCAGCCGTTATCTGGAACCTGTGTAGCGACTACTGTGCGTTCTGTCCGCGAAATATGTCTCGCCGTTGCAACGAGGATTGCGCCGCAGGCATCAGAGATTGGCTGAATGCCCCGTATATCCCGACGAGCGAAGTATGGAAAGAGAGGAAAACGAAATGAGTAATCCCGCAAAGGGCAAAGGCCCTGCCGTGAATATCCAGCGCAGCGTTTACACCATGGCCACTACGGACGGCACCACCGCAGAAGTCACCATGTATGGCGACATCTACGAGGAGCAGCCGACCGACTGGTGGACTGGTAAGCCCATCGAAGGGCAGTATATTCTGCTGTCTGAGTTCCTGGAGGACTTGGAGCAGATCGCAAACTGCAAGCACATCACTATCCGCATGAACAGCTACGGCGGCGATGCTGGCGTGTCCAACA